GTCGCAACCCACCCCGGATAATACTGCGTGTTGTCCGGTGACAACCAGTCCACAGCATGCTCACTAACCCCCGTGGTTAAACCACGGAACAGACGGTATCTACCGTCTTGGGGCACCTTTGTAAGGTGCGGGCGTGCAATGATCGACCATCCTTCCCAAAGCTGAAGATCAGGGTTGAACCTGATCCGACGCTTGTTAAGGATGTTCCATTCGAGGGCCTGATGTGACCCCCAGCGATCGCACGGGAACTCTCTCTCCCACAGTGCACCACCGCGGTTACCCGCGGGTAGTCCGAAACCTAGGTAGGCTTCGACACTGCACTCAAGATAACTTGAGAGTTCTAACATGCCCATGCGTCTTGCTCTTTTAGCAAGATCAATAGTCGCATAGGCATCCGGCATACTGGTGATGGTGCTTACCTGGAGGCGGACGATGTCTAATCGTCCGCCTCTATAGGCATCGACACCACAGGATTCTCTATAGAATCCCTCAGCAAACGTCTTGTGGTAGTTAGGCTTAAAGCCAACAGCCTCAAAACATTCACATACGGCCTGGCACTCCTCACGGGGTACCAAGACGTCATCACCAAATACGAAACACTGAGATTCCATTCGCGTCAAGGCCCTAAAGGCCTCTGACGAACGGCACAGCGTCTCGTACTTCACTCCACGTCTCACGTGCATGGCCGCAGTGGCCATCACCCAGAAAACCAATGACTCGACTGGGAAACACATGGCTGACCCCATAGGGGCAAACATGTGTAACTTTACGAGCTCATTATTCGGTAACTGGACGTGAGTTGCCCGAGAACAAGCGAGAGCTAGCGAGACCTCCTTATTAGAGAGGAATCTAACTAGCCCCCACGAGACCAGGTCACTAGCGTCTTTAAGATCGATGGTCGCATACTCTCTAGTCCGTGAGGACAGGAGAGCGAGAACACCGTTCTGCTCTTGGTTGTCGAATTTGATCGACGAGCTCTGTTCGCGAAACCGCGAAACAGTTAATAGACGACTGCGTTGGATCGTCGCTTCGAAGGTGCGCCTTTGGCCCTGTTGTATCCACATAGCCGATGAAGGCTGGGTGCAAATGATACGTGGGCCGCGCTTATCTTTCGGAACGACCGCCAGCTTGGAAACCATATGGCTCCAGCGGGCACGGGAGTAATCATATTCTCCCGGAGACGGACAGAAGTATTCGCTAATGGGATACAGTTTGTCAGTAAGACGACTGCATGCCATATCGATCTGCTTCCATTTATGGATTCCCGCTTTTGAGTCTGAGACGGCGCCGGGACCATGGAACGGTTTAATGTTCCTATAGTCCCAACGTTGCGTCACCATCCTCCATAAGAGGCGGGCGATTCTCAAGGCTTGGCCGGAGCTGTCCTCACTTTCAGATCTATATCTGTAGTGAGACTGTGACAACTGGTAACACTGAGCATTACGCTCAAGGAAACCAGAAGTAGCCATATCCGTTTGTTTTGTAGTGATTTCATTGGACCTAGACTTATATGTGAGCAGACAAACCTGCCGTATAGCGCGTAGGAATGCCGGATTACCGGTACCCCAAAACGCATACAACAAGTCTACTAATTCTCTCGGAGCACAAACGTAATAACCGATGCGCAATGCATCTGCGTTCCGTGCACTCCAGACAAGGATGACGTCAATACGTTCTTCTTGTGGAGGTTTCCTTAGCCTTTCAGCTTCGGGCCCCTCGATTATCTGTACACTAACAACATTTCTGTCGCCAATGTTTTCGATAAGAACTAGTAGGTCCTTCCATAATTCCTCGTAAAGAGGAATCCTGGAACTAAGCAGTTGTGGGCCAAACCCATATATGCTGCGTAGGTCACATTGCAGGCGATCTAACATTGTCTGTATATTTAACATAACAACATCTCCTATATAGGTGATCACCTTGAAGACCTACTGCGCGTTAACTATGCGCAATAGGCTAACCCCACGATTCTTGAGATTGGGCGTAACGCCCTGGCCTCGAGAACCGTATCCGGACTTTGTAGACGGGTGTCTTATGTCCGCTACACATGTTGAACAGAGCCAATCCCCACCCCGCACGAGCCCGTATCTCCGATAGGAAATACTAAGTTCGTAAAGGAAGGAAGCTCCTGTACGTCTATCCCAGCATTCTGTTTTTATGCAGTATGTAGTGCTACGTAGTGGGACCTTAAAAGGTCCTTCAAACGTAACATGGGAGGGATGACATGTAGTACTGAGTATCACGTATTCCCCAGAAGGGAGTGAGTGCTCAATACAGGCTAGCATTCTATCGTTTAGCATTTTCATTGTATATACTTTGTTAATGCATCCAATAGGATGCAAGGGTTACTGTTCGATCGTACGTTATTTAATCCTTAAGTGATCAACTTAAGGGGTCTCGCGATTAACCGCCGCAGCGACATTTGCCGCACGGAGGGTAATAGCAGAGGCCAACCAGTCAGTCATGTCAGCGATCATGGCGTCACGATTAGTGGCATCCATGTCCGATGGCAGTTCCAACTGGAATTTGACGTATCCAGTGTCGTAGGTAATACCGGAATCAGGCGTATAAGTACGCCCGAATGAGTACACCGTGCGTTGGACCGTCTTCGCCGGGAACAACTTGCTCTTCACCACTTGGTGAGCGATTCGGAGCCAGTCGGGGAGGTTAGCACCACGGGACAACGTGCGAAGAATCGCAGATGTACCGGAGGGGCGTTCAACTACGTTGAACACCTTGCTATTCAGGGTTATGGTTTGATCCATGTTGTTATCGACACATTGAACCAAGTGTCAGGGTTTAGTTTGTTGGGAACTGCCCAACTACAGCACGCCAGGAATAAGGACGTGAACTTATACGACCTCGGCTTTATTGAACTATGATTTCGGCTTAAAACCCGGAATCACAGAACCGTAGGCTTTGATTAGGTTCTCCCTTTTTGAGGGGGATAGCTTTTCAATTCCAGCTCGTACCTTTGCACTAACGTGCTTAGATATACGGCTGTTGTCGAGGAAGGAGAGGATTAACTTCCCCTTCTTAGTTTTGTTCAATGCTAAAAGTCCGAGTAGGACATACGGCATTGCACGTCTCGGATACCTCAGAGCCGGCATAAGAGGAACTGTCGCTGGATAGCGAAAGAACGCCTTCTGCTCTTCAACTCCAATTACTTGGCCGATTGGGCCACTAGTATCTGAGTGACGAGTACGAATACTTCTTCGTCTCGAATCGGTAACGCACACAGAAACGTTAGAAACGTCATGTGTTAGACAGCCTTGAAGGTTCTCTATTGCGCCACCGATGTTGTAAAACCAGTCAATCACGAAACTCAGTCTCGTGACGGACCAGACAGTTGCTAAGGACGGTACAAGACCAAGCGCTCCTAATTTATTTAGGATGGCTTGGCCCTCTGGACCGAGTTTAGGCTTAACCTTAGCACGTATAGTCACACCGACTGTACGACTCTTACTAACTGTATCGTATTCACATCTATATGTTTG